CATTTAAAAGACCAGAAAGAATACGCAGCTAAACAACTAAAGGAGAGTTTATAGTGGACACTAAAGAACTCAAAGCAAATCAAAAGTATGTAAAGGTCGTTGAGAAGATTCAAAAGACCGAAGCACAACTTTTTGAGTTGCGAGAGAAAAAAAGACGACTAGCAGCTAATATTCATAATGAATATCACGAACCAAATATGGTTTTAGTTGCTGGTAATTAAATAAATATAAGGAGAGATAATATGGGAAAGAAACAGTTAATTGTTATAGGGATATTTTGCACTCTATTAAATGCTTGTGCATCATATAAGCCAATCATAGACACATCAGGAAGAAGTGGAACTTTCAATGAAAGTAAAGCTGAAAATATAACAAATGATTTAGTAATTTGTAAAAAAGTTGCTAAAGACCACACCAACACTTTAGTCGAAAGTTCTAAAGCTGTTTATAATGTTTGGTGGAGAGCATCAACATTATGGTTAAGTGATAAGCTAGAATACAATTACCCAAAGTTTTATCGTAATTGTGTAACTAACAGAGGACACTCTGTTTTAAATTAATAACTGGGAGATAAAATGAGTACATCGCAAGAATCATTAAAAGTGATAACACAAATAACAGACCACGATAATTTTACTAGATGGTCAGCTTCTGTAATTGCTTTATATGATGTAAGAATAAAAATAGACCAAGAAATAGCAAGATATAATGAATTGATTGCTACAACTGACGCACATAAAAAGTTAAATAAAATAGGAGATAATAATGGAAAAAGTTAGAACACTTGTAACAGCAGACCAATGCAAAGCACAAATACAAACTGTGTTAAGTAAATTTAATAATTATTCAGAAGTGGATAATGATAGAAGATTTAGAGAAGTGGTTGGTTTAAAGATGAGGCAAAGACGTTTAGATTTAGGACTTACACAGACAAAAGTGAGTCGTATGTTGAACGTAACATTTCAGCAAATCCAGAAGTATGAAAAAGGTTTTAATTCATTAAGCCTTATAAATTTAGTTAAATTTTGCGAATTAACTGATACAGACCAGCTTTGGTTCACCGAAGATTTTAAAGAACGTAAATTAACTAATGGGAGAAATAATGACAATTCATAAACTAGAACATAATCATACGATTGAGTTTAATGAAGAAAAGCACGTCTATATACATAATAACGAGTATGTAGTTGGAATGAGTACCTTACTTGGAAAGTTAGCAAGTCCAGCTTTAGAAGCTTGGAAAGTTAATACACAAGTTAATGCTATTAAAAAAGAAATGGAAAAACAAGGTATTCCATTAGATAAGATTGATTCAATAGTTATTAATGCTAAAGGAAATGCAAGAAAACAAAACGAAAGAACATTAAGTATTGGTTCGATTGTTCATAAACTTGCTGAAAAATGGCTTAAAGGAGAGCAAGTTACTAAACCTGACAATCCTACTGTTGCTAATTGCTTTATGAAATTTCAAAAGTTTTGGAAGCAGCATAATCTTCAATTAGTAGAGTCAGAAAAAATATTATATTCGGAAAGAGGTTTTTGTGGAACTTTAGATACTATTGCTAAAGATTCCGAAAACAACTTATGGCTTATAGATATAAAAACCAGCAAAGGTATTTTTATAAATATGATTCATCAAGTACATGGATATAAACTTGCTTATGAAGAACAGACAGGCAAGAAGATAAATAAAATGTATATAGTAAGACTTCCTAAAACTGATGAGGATTTTGAAGCTAGGCATATATCTTATAAGAAAGAACATATTAAAGCATTTCTTGGATTGCTGCATTTGCATAAATCCGAGTTATTATTTAATGAACAAGTGCGTAAATTTAACCAATTAAAGAAAGGAAAAAAATATGTATCAAAAAAATAAATTCGATTTACCATTTTGTGGCTTAACATTAAAACTGTATGAAACTGGTAAAAAAAGTCCTAGTTATGAATACACAGCTTCTGCTGCAAAATCTCAATTAATGTGTAGCTTAACAAAAAAACTATATTCATTAAGTCAAGTAATGGAATGGTATCAAACTCCACAAGTACAAGTTTATGCCAAGCAAGGGTATTCTCTTAAATGTGGCACTAAAGTCCAACAAGCCAAAGAAACTAAATATGGTGCTGACTCCGAGCAAGTCTTTTGTATGTTTATGGTAAAACCCTATAAGCCAAATGATGTTGATGGATTCAAAAAAGTAGAAGTTCCACCAGTACAACCAATGCCACAAGCTATACAACAAAGCCAAGTTAGTGTAGAAATAGATAAAGAGATGGATGATGATTTACCACCTTTTTAAACTATGGCAGAAGATAATAAAGTTGAAGCTTTACACAAAGAATTGGCTTTTAAAAAAGAGGAGTGTCAAGCTTTGTATTTAGAAATCAAAAATCATTATAAAATAGAACAATCCCATAAAAAGTTAAATGGAGAGTTAAGACTCCAGATAACAAGTCTTGAACAAAAGATTGTTGATATGAAAAAAGACGAAAAGGAAATGTTAAACTACCCATAGGAGATAAAATGACATTAAATTTAAACAGTAAAGAAGCATATAAAAAAATGACCGAAGCTTCAGATGAGTGGAGTGTGTGGCAATCAAAAGAAATTATATTAGACGAGGGAAGAAAAGCTATGTTTAGTAAATGTGTATTAAGATATAAGTCTGAAAGTAAATCAATTGCAGAATCAGAACATAAAGCTAGAACTGATCTTGATTATCAAAATGTAGTTAAAAGCTATGCACACGCAGCTGGTCAACTCATTAAAGCCAAGCTTAATTATAATAATTTAGATAGATACGTGTCGTTAAGACAAAGTGAAGTAAAACGAGATTTAACTCTTGCTGGAAAACAAGAGGGATAACAAAATTCCGATCCTGCCGAGAGGTATTTCGGAATCTACTTGGGCGATACATTAATATCCTTTCTGTTGTCGCCCTTGTGGTAACTAAAAGGAGAACTATGGATTATTTATATATAAACAATAAAGGTAAATATGAGAGGTTTGAGAATAGAAAAGAACTTAAAAAAACATTGTTCTTTTTATTTGCTTTAAGTCTTTCAGTTATATCAATAGGTGTATTATATTTAATGACGAATTATATTTAGACCTGTTAAATCAGTTTTAGATGTAATTTCTCTAAAAGTATAATGATGTGCTAAAACATATGCGTCTTGGTGTTGTTTTAATTCCATTAGAGTATGTTGAACTCTAGGAAAATTAGGTTTCTGATCTATAAAAGTAAAACCAGCAAAACAACCAAAAGGACTATGATCGCTTTGTAATTTAACTTCTAAATCAGTAATCACAAAATCAATTTTATGAACAGGTTTTTCTCTTTTTACTTTCTTTTTAAACAACTCATTAAATCCTAACATTATTTTTTATCTTTATTTAATCCACCTCTAAATATTTGTGTTCCTTTAATTCCAAAAATACTAGCCACTACCAGAATCCAAAGATTGGTAAACCATTTTGGAAGATTAGCAAAGTGTTCAAAAAACAGATTTACCTTTTCCATAGCTTGTGGATTATCACTAAAAGTAGCCCAAGCTAAAACCAAAATAGGGATACTTAATAATCCCAAAACAAATTCATCCTTGTAATCGTTCTGTCTAGCTTCTAATAGCTTTCCATTATATTCTAATTCACCACGTGCTTGTTTCTGTGCTGTTAATAAAGCAGCATCAGACATTGCTTGTTTTGTTCTTTGTTTATTTTGATATATATGGCTTCCTGTTTTCAAAGCCATTTTTGCTAACCCAAACCACATTATATTAATTCCTTTATATTTGTGTTGTAACGAATATTAGTATTGACCAATAAAAAAAGAAGAATAGATAAAGAAAAAAAAAGTGCATAATTGCATCGTGTAATAAACCCATTTTTCATAATTTACAATAGTTCCTTTCCCAGTTTGGCATAATGAATAATCTTGTCATATCGTTCCTTATCTGTTTCGCCATCTTTCTTTCTTGTTGCATACTTCACAATATTGCCATCAATAAAATTAAGATTATTGGCTACAATATATTCAATAGGTTGGATTGTATTTTTAAGGTAGTGCAATCCACCACTTTGTTCTTCTAAAGCACTCTCTGTCGCTGTGTGTTCTTTTAAAGTACCATTTTTGTTCACTTTATATCTCCAATCCAATTTCCTTTACTATTTAATATCATAGGAAGAAGTCTAGGAATACCATTATTTATGATACCACAACCCATAATAAACCTAGTTCTAAAGTTTTTAGCATAAGCAAAAGCCATATGTTTTTGTGCTGCAAGGCATCCCACGTTCATAGCAAAGAATAAATTATCAGGATTTGCCCAATAGCTGATAACAAACTTAGTATGATAATGACCTTGAACAGCACTCATACCCATTGTTTGAGATACTTTTAATACATCAGCACTTCTTCCGTGAGTAAAAAAGCATCGTTGCTTATTAGACATAGTAAGAGTTAAATCATCAACCCATTTCCATTTCTTTGTACCTAAAAATTCTCCATAATCTTTTAAGAAATCTCGACTCAATCCATATTTTAAAGCACGTCTATAAACTAAACTACTATGATTTGATTCTACTTCTACCATTTGAGGAAATATAGATTCTAATTCTTTAACATATTCTTTTGATCTTTTTAATTCATCTCCAGCAGACATTAAATCTGGATCGTGAGTGTGCATATTGATTGCGTGGAAATCTAATAGATCGCCAATGTTGACAATGAAGTCTGGCTTAAATTCTTTTTTAATTTGTTTTAAAAATTTGAAACTATCTTTGTGATGATAAGGAATATGTAAATCTGAAATTATTAAAATTGAACGATACATTTATAACGTGTATCGTAAAAATTAAATTATTGCAATACTACGACAAGAAGTTGGGTTGTTGCGATCAAACATATAGTCCACATAACTTTTTCCATTCTAGCAACTCGACAAGCTAAATGTTTTATGTGGTTATCACGAAGAACAGAAATATCTTTAGAGAGAAGTTTTATCTTACCCTCTAATCTAATAATTGATTCTCTGTTTTTTGTTTGTGTCGTCATTATTCTACTACTTCTCCTTTTTTCCATTTCATTTCAGGAAGTCCATTACTATACGATTTTCCATCAAATGTTAATACTTGTTTTCTGTTTGCACCTTTTTCATTATAAGAAACGTGACACCAACCAGCTTGTCCATCATCAGGTTTATAAAACTCTAATATTAATTGGTCAAAATCGCAGTTAGCTTCTACCCAATAAGCCACTTGAATATTTGCAACTCCAGCTATTTCAAAATCAACAGCTTGTCCTTTAGTATGTTGTGATGAGTCTGATGAACCTAATTTACGATTAACTTCTAATGATCTAAAACCACTATTAATGGTAACTGGTTTATCAAACTTTGCTCTAACTGGTTCAAGTATTTCATAGCATAAGTTTTCTAAATTTTTAACATCTCCACTATGAGGAGTGTTGTTAATTCCATTTCTTGCGGCTATTTGAGATTTGGTAAATTCTTTTAATTTAAAATGTTTAGATAATTGCATTGATGAACTCCTTTAAGGTTTACCTTGCGTTACAAGGTACTCCATTTGAATTGACGAATGGTGCTTCTGCCCAAGCCAGATAGATATAATTTCCACCTGAACCATTTGTTTCACCACCACTTTCTCGACATTTAAAACCATTAGATAAAAAATCTAATTGATGGTCTGACGAACCTGTTTGTTCTGCTTCGTTACTATCTGGTGAAAGAAATTTAGTTACTTCATTAAATGGATTTATTTTATTATCCCACATATTCCAACCATCTGATCCATCACGTTTTTTAATAATAACGAATGCTGGTTTAAATCCTGTATAAACAAATGTTCCATTGTCATTTGCATTTCCAATGTAAGATCCAAATTTCGAAAATCCTTGAATACTTCTAAAACAATAAGCAATATGAGTGTTTGCACTATTTACTTCACTTGTATTACTTATAGAAAATGTAGTAGAATTTGGAACTGCTCCACCAAAATAAGCATTAGTAAATATTGCGGCTGTATTATTTAAAACTAATACTCCACCCCAATTAGAAACAATATTATTGCCACCAACTATCCAACCATTAGTTCCGCCAGTAAGCATTTTTATAAATATCATATCAGGTGCAGATCCCAATCCATGCAGAACAGTTCTTGTTGCTCCTGTGCTTCCTGTATATTTTACTATAGACATTCCTGCCGCTTGACTAATTGAATAAGCACTTGGAGTTATATCTGCACTTCCTGCTATTCCTGATGTAGTTCCAGCTTTCCAACACCAAGCTGCAAAAGTATTAGTATTATTATTAGACCTACCAGCAGTACCGAGTGTAAATCCATCTGAAGTAAAGGCTTTTAAAGAACCTGTATCAGTTGCTTCAGCGGCATTAGTATCAGCAAATAGATATTTTGTTGCTGTACGAACAGTATCAAATAAAACGTGATTTTCAGCCGAATTACGTTTTTTTATCCAAACAAAATCTGGAGCCATATCTTCAGCACCATCTAAAGTAATAGCAGTATCATCAGTTCCATTTCCAGTATATAATTTTGTTTGAAAATATAATTCAGAATCGTCTATTGGTGTATAAGCCATTATCCATACTCCGCTAGGTTTTTGGTACATAGTGCCAAGAAATCTTTACTTGCACTATCAAATGTTCCTGTACTAGGATTGTATTCAAAATTTCCATAGCCGTTAGCATCTGCATTTCCTGATGAAACTGCCGTACCAGAAAAACTGCCATTACCAAAATTACAATGCCAAATAGAATCATCATGATGTCTATCTCCAACACAGAAAAAGTAATTACCTTTAGTGGTACTTGCAGCGGCTGTTATTGAAATTCCTGTTCCTGAATTTTGTATTGTGCCATTTATACCGAAATATAATTTGTTTGCGTTTAAATCTAAATAAACGCCTAAAATATCTCCACCTGAAAAAGTATTTCCATAAGATACTATATCAATTGAAGCATCATCATTCTTTCTATAATTTCCAGTATTGTCATATCCATAACCAGTTTGCGTACTACCAAGATAACTGCCAGCAGCTGGTCCTTTTGTATCTGCTACTCCTATTTGACTATAGATAGAATAAGTTGAACCATCTAATAATGCCTCAAAATACCATAGACCTTTATTTACTCCAATTGTTGACATAGTATAAGTTTCAGAAGCATCAGTTGTTGTAATAGTATTGTTGCCTTCAGAAAAACCATGAGCTGGAATATAATTCTCTAAAGGATTCATCGTACAAAAATTATTCGTTGGTGTATCGGTTGCTTGATCTGCTGCGACTATATTAACTTCCGCCCAATCTGTTCCACCATTGGCATCATTTCCAAGATTTGCTGAATCTTCAAAATCTAAATAAAATCCGTTGTTGCCAAAAGTTAATCCTGAAACATCTTTTGGTTTCCATATTGTCGGACTATCTTCATCGTATTCTCCAAAGTCTGAAGCGGCATAAGTTTGTCCATCACACATAACTACTTCAGCCATATATCCATCAAAATAAGATGCAGATATAGCTGTTCCAGCAGCTTGACCAACACTATGTGCTACCGCAGAATTAATTAAACTATCAGTATTAACTGCAACATTTGTTTCAGTACCAAAGAGGGTTTCTTCTACTCCATTAACGTATATCTTCATACGATCTCCAGCAGTTGCATTTCCAGAATCGTAAGTAAAAACTAAATGATACCAAGCTGAAGGATCACGAAAAACTCTAGTTGTCTTATATTTTGCTGTTAACCCCCCATGCCACATTTGCCATTCTATTGCACCAGCAGGACTATCAGAAAATCGTATTATATCTCCATTCGAATCGCTTGAAGCAGCGGTAAATAGTGTCATTTCAGCACTTAGAGCAGTTCCTCTTTTAACCCACATAGAAAGAGTAAATTTATCGGCATTGGTAGGAGTGCCTAAAGTTCTAGTTATTTCAGCACTATCCCCATCATTAAACCGACAGGAATTGGCTACTTCAAATCCCCCCCTAATGCTGATGCTACGTTTCCTGATGGAATTGTTGGTAAAGGCATTAACTCTCCAATGTTGGTAATTCACCTAATGGTCTTGATTGCACACCATCTGTTGTAGTGTAAGTATATAAAGTTTCTAAAGCTGGAGTATTTGATGCGTTAGTAATTGCAGTTTCCATTTCATCAGCTTTTGTTCTAACTGATGCTCTGTATGTTGTAATTGAACTTGGTACTTCTGTTCCAGCATCTGATTTTCTAGTAATGTACCAATCAGTATTTTGTAATAGTACAGAAACTTCTAATTTAATATTTTGAATTAAATTGTATTTTAATCCTCTAGCAGCAACTTCTCCCTCTGTACCTTTTCCATCTGTTTCGTCTTGTGCTGTAAATAAAGTATCTGCGTGTGCTTTAGGTGTAGCTGATCCATAACTAGCTGTTACAGTATCATCAGCAAAAGCAAAAGTTTGATTGGTGTTAATATACCATTGTTCATCTTTTTTATTACTGTTGTCAAAAACCACTTCATAAAGTCCAATCGCTTCTCTTTCTGCGTTACTCCATCTAAAAGAAAATATGTTTCTTGAATAACGAGTATCTCCAATAACCATACCTTTTGGATTGTTAATCATTTTTACTATTGCGTTATCTTCTATTAATGCCCACATATTTTAACTCTCACTTAAATTTAAAGTTCTACCTACTTCTTGCCAAATTGCTCCATTGTATCTGAATACAAAAATGTCAGTTTTTGCATCTGTGTCTGTTGTAGTAGGTTCAGTTGAAGCCGCAAATTCGAATACTGTGTTCCAAGCAATAGTATGTGCTCCATTGTAATTAATTTCTAAACAAACAAATGCTCCCTCTACTCCATTACTTGGTGCAGAGAAAGTCGTATTTTCTGTTGTTATGTGTACTGCGTTAGATTTAGCTTGTGCATCCCAAGCCACAGCATTTGAAGATGATGTTAATGCTTGTTGTGGAACATAAGCCATATCATTAAACTTAATTGCACCAGTTCCATTTGTTGTTAAATCTATTGCTCCATTTGCTCCATCTGTAATTTGAATTGTTCCAGAGTTAGTTCCATTATTGGTACTTAAAATTAAATCGGTTGTTCCACCTGTTGTTACAGTTAAAGTTCCAGCACCATTTGAACGTAAAGTTGCAGCAGCACCACTATCTCCTACTGATACAGTATCTCCAGCAAGAACAACATCTCCTGTTCCTTTTGGAGTTATATTAATATCAACATTTGTTTCAGTACCAGAAGCTGATAAAGTAGGACCAGCACCAGCTGCCGCATTAGCTATTGTAAATTCATTAACAGCACTTCCAGTTTCAGTAAATTTTAAAAGTTCTAAAGTTCCATCGCCTATGTGATTTCCATTAACATCTAACATTCCACCTAATTGTGGAGAGGTATCTCCAACTAAATCAGCAACAACTGTACTATCTGACCAATCAACTGTGTTTGCTGTTGTATTAATAGTTCCTAAAAGAATATCAGCCGCACCATCATAAAATTTTAAAAGATGTGCAGTCGCCGCACCTGAAGTGTCTAACCAAATTGTTCCAGCTACTGCTCCACTCGGTCTTGATGATCCTGAATTACAAGTATTAATAGCAGACAAAACATTGTTTAAATCTGTTCTTACGGTTGGAAAAGATGCGTTTGCTATGTTATAATCGTGTTGTGCCATAATAATTTCTTATATCCCTTTTAGTACCCTTTTGCAATATAATCAAATACTTTTGATACTGCTGATCCACTTGAATTTTTAAAGGTTACATTAAACGAATTAATAGTTTTTGTATCTACCAAGAAAAAATCCCCAGTTGCCATTCCTTGTCCTGTAATTCCAACTGCATAATTAACAGTTTTATAAGGGTTTGTAAATGTAACAGTTTTAGTTCCAGCACCAGAAGTTATATCATTTCCACTAAATATTCTATCTTCCATATCTATTGTAATTGTTACTGCTGATACAACAGGAGTTGAAGCTAAATCACTTGAAGTTAAAACAACTCTAAATTTAAAATATCTTGCTGTGTAATTTCCTATAACAAAATTTTGAAAAGCTGTGTATGTAGAGTTGTCATCACTTGTTGCAATCTCAATATGTGCATTAGAATTAGATGGTGTATCTCCATCAAATGCAGAAGAAGCAGAATCAAATAATCCTGTTCTATTATCAAATAAATCGTCTGGGTCATCAGAAGTTTGTGTTAAACTAGCTGTAAGTCTGCAAGTATGTTTAGCACCTATATCAACTACATCTGCAAATAAATAATTACCACTTGCATAAAAATCTGCATTAGCAATACCTGAATCAAAGAATCTAGTTGTTTCTGCATCAAACAATCCACTTGCTGCATCAAATAATTCTGA